AACTGCAATGTGCTACCATTGAGCATGACCTCATAGCCTGCGCTATTAGCCTGCACATTACCAACTTTCTTTTCACCATCAGTAACGACCCAATACTGATCTTTAATGATAGGTTTAGCAATAAGTTCTGTCATAATTACTCCTTGAGTTTTTCCCACATGTATTCATCTTCTCTGACATAAGCAATAGGTGCTATCCATCCATTGCTTACCCATTGTTGTAACTCTAATCTAACACGCGCTGGGCATTCATCCGTTACAAGAATAGCAGCGCGTGGGTATTCAACATACCCACTAATAAACTTGAAACCTTTGTCACCTTGTTTTATTTCTAAAACTTTAGGGCTGTGTTTTGTTTCTGTAACGTTCATAATATTTGTTACTATATCCTTTAGTATTTTTATGACTTATACCTGAAAAATGCTTTATAGCCATTTGCTGGTAATCATTTTGTAGATTTTGCATATACCCTTTATAAGAATAAGAAGTGCTACCAATGCTACCAACGTTATAAACAATGTCATTAACAATATCAGGTGATATGCGGAGTAGGCTTATTGTAGGCAGATTATAACCAATAGCTCTTAGCTTTTTGACAGCCTTTTTAATTTCATCTGTGGTAAAGTGTTTGACAAACTCAGTTATACAATCTAGTGCTGTCTCTGTTGCATCAACTACTTTGGTAGGTGACACCTTACCCATTTGCACGGCTAGATATTTTTTTGAAATTTGCTTATTCACGATACTACACATGTAATCGTCGCAAGTATCGCCTAATCTAGCCCAAACTAATTTCTTTTCGTTTATCATTTGTGTCACTTGTATGGATTGTTCAACCACTTGGCATAACTGTCTGCTTGTTCGCTAATCTTTTGTAATTCATATTTGCCACAAAACTTCATAAAATGTACACCAACTTGTGGAGTAGTTTGAGTACGCACTCCGTTAGCAATACTAGCATCTACCAGTTCTTTGATCTCGTCAGGCTGTGCTGTCAAGTCAATAAGCAACTTGTTACGCTCGTACAAATCCTTGACACGAAATTCGTTGCCGTCAGGATCAGCCCAACGTTGCAACATCATGTTGTTCCAATTGAAGCCCTGCTTTGTACGATCACTATATGCTTCGATGAGACCAACTTTGTTTTTGCTGCCCTTAGTGCGAACACCAGGATAAGCACTGAATACATTGTCGCCACTATCGCCGCGCATAATCTTTTCAAACAAGTGAAACTGGGGATCACCGAGAGTCTTGTGTTCCCCAGTTTTCTTGTCCTTTACAGGCTTACCTTTGTCATCAAAGTAACCCTCAAGTGTGATTAGTTGATTAGCAACACCATTATACTGCTTGACATTAGGTGCGATCAATTGAACATAGTCTGTGTCGCTGCTGATGATATAATGTTCGTCATTAGGATGCAAATGAATGAATCGTGCGATCAAGTCATCTGCTTCGGCGCGTTCATGGCGCAACACAGAGCAATTAGTTTTCTCACGTAGAAACGTAGTGAACACATCATACGTTTCCCAGAACATCTTGTTCTCTTCTGCCTCACTTTCAGTTAATGACTGTTCGGCTACCTTACGATGTGCCTTGTATTGTGGATACACATCTTTACGCCAACTACGTCCTTCAAGACAAAATACAACATGATCAATGCCATACTTACGTACAACTTGATTGACACTTGAAAGAGTGAGGTGTAGTGCCATGCCGATCTTCTCCCACGTATCGCTGTTACGACTTGCGATATGTCGGGCGCGGAAGAACGTATTTGCTGTATCAATGAGAGCGTATTTCACAAGCACACCTATTTACTAGAATAATATACGTATATTATACTAGGTGATTGCGTAAGTCAATATATTTCTACGTATTTTGGGCTAGAGTTAACTAATACTTTTTGGTTATGCTGAACAATGGGTAAAATGTTATCAGCCCATTCTTTCCATTGTGTGGGTGAGAATTTACAAAGTCTTTCAATTTCACGAAAAATGGCATTGAAACGCTCTTGATCATTTTCGATAAGATCATAGGATTCATCTATATATGGATGAAAGGTTTTATAGCCCATTTCTCTCAAGCATTGTAATGATTTGGTAAACCCAACTAAAATAAAGGGTAGCTGCCCGGCTATCATCTTGTACGTCTTTTCAGTTATAAAAATTTGGTCTATAAAAAGATGATAGTCATATAAATTTTGATAATTATGAAAGAAAATAGTTTCGGCTATGATACCAAAAAAACTGTGATCGTAGTGAAATTTTTCCTCTTCTGCCATCTCCCACATTGGTATTGTTTCAAAACTATCGTCAGGGTTAAGTTTTATAGGAAAAATATTTGACGATGATTTGATATGTTCTACACTTTCTCGTAGATAATTAGGGTAAAATGATGATACGTAACGATCTATGATATGTTTTTCAAAATAGCAGGTATAATAACTATTTGAAAGTAAGTCTAATCTCATAAGATTAGATAATAAATGAATCCTATGAGTATTACATTTTCCAATATAAAGTAAAAACTTTTTTATTTTTTGGTTATAGTCAAACTTATAGTCAAGAATATTCTCATTTTCTCGACTAAACTGTAATTCCATAGTGTTCGCAAAAAAAGTTTTTATGGGTAGTAAATTACTTTTTTCAACGTAATTTTTATAAAGTTGAACATTATGCTCAGAAGGCAATGAAGCATTCAAAATAACAAAGTCAGAAAGTATAAATTTATACTCGTCCATTAATCGTTTAACAATACGATTAATTAAATTTAACGTGTTGGACTGAGAGCCTTCTCTTCGTTGCTCAAATAATATTTTTTTATTAGGATACTTGATTTTGGTAGTATTAATTGTAGATATAACATCTTCTATATTGAAGTTGTGAATATCGTTACAATTTATAACTATACAATCATTGAGGTCTATAGGTAAACATTTATATTCTTTATAAATGTTATTATAAGTGTTATAGTAAGTTTCGCCTAAGTAACATATCTCAGGCATGATTAACTGACTTCTGTACGACCGTTACCTATATCACGCTGGCGTACAACACGAATGTCATCACGACGTTTTTCTGGGTCAGCAATTTCTTGCTCATAAACTTCTAATGCGATGTTGCGGCATACAGTTTGAAACCAACGATCTACAATCTCGTTGTCTGTATCATCAGGCTTAATCTTATAACCTTGTTTAACAAGGTTTACAAGGAACTTATCGTTCCAATCTAATTCAAAACTACCACTGTTAATATTATTTGGGTCAATGTCAACTTTGAGAATAGCAATATATGGTTCACCATTTTGCGTAGCCAATTCTTTAGGACTTAGTTCCTTTTGTTTCCTCTGAGGCTTTTTAGGTTTAGTCTCAGTTTTAGGAACTTCTGGTTTTTTGAAAAGACTTTTTAGTTTATCAAACATAAGTCTTGTATGTATCGTAAAGTTTGAAGCTGGCAAGATTTTTTGCTTTGCTCTCGCACATGATATCAGCCCATTGCCAGTGTTCATGTGCCCAACGATTCATAGCATCGTTGTAAAAGTAGTCGCTATGGGCACGTAGTTTTTGTTTGTTGTAACCACTTTCTATTAATCGTTGTAGGTCGTGACGTTCTGTTGTATTACGCTCAAGTGTGCCGTCCTCGCGTGATGTGCTAAAATGCATAGCAGGGCGAACACCGCGCCAACTGTCAATAACACGCTTGATACGATCATCATTGGCTTGTATGTATTCACCTGTCTTGACCCAATGATGATGAATGTCTAGTACTAGACCCAGATGTCCAGCCAATTCGAGTGTGCTGTCGAGTCCCCAGGACATTTCTTCGTTTTCGATGGTGATAGCATTTCGCGCTTCGGGTGATAGTCTACTGAGTGCGCTGATGATGCCGGCTGGACCTTGTCGACCTGAGATGTGAACGTTGATCTTGATATCCTGGAATTTTCTACAAAACCCCATCCATTTGGCCATATCCACATGATATTCAAATTCCTCTATACTCTTATTTACTACCTCTTCACGATCACTTGCCAATACGACAAATTGATCTGGGTGAAATGAGAGTCGGACATCATGTTGACGGGCAGTTTCACCAATGGGTGCGAACCATCGTGCTAGACTGTCACGTACATCCTGACGCTGCCAGAAGGGCTTGTATTCGTCAAGTGTATAGAATGTAAGCATATCGCTAGTCAACCGAACCATACGTAGACTGGGCTCAAGTTGAGCAACACGCTTGACTAATGTATGGGTAGCAGTAATATTACGTTTAGCCGATTCGATTAGCTTATCTTCAACAGTTTGACGGCTCTTCTGACGTTTTGCCCACGCATGGGTAGTGCCGCCAGTTTTAGTAGTTTCTTCACTGACGATCTCGCCCTTTTTATTGATTTCTGCCCATTTACAAGCGAAACCAATGCGTTTGATATTACTGTTGAATGACATATACGCTAAATACTACTAT